GCCCGGGGCCCAGCTCGACCCGCACCACGCCGCCGCCGCCCATGCCGCCCATCTGCCCGGCCGGGATCACCCGGCCGTCGACCGACGGCGCGAAAAACTCGCTGCCGCTCAGGTGCTCGTTGACGCGATAGATCTTGCCCGCCTCGACCGGCCCGCCATTGGCCCGCCCGCCTCCGAAAAGCCCGCCCAGTGCACCGGCGACGCCGGAGACGAGCGCGCCGGATCCGGGCAGGATCAGGTTGGCGATCAGGCCGAGCAGGCTGGGCAGGATATCGTTGACGATGTCGCCCAGCTCCTGCGCCTCGATCTTGCCGTCCTTCATCGCGTCGACGAGCCCGCGCATGGCGATCACCCCGAGCTGCCCAAGCTCCTCGAAGGCCTCCTGCATCCGCTTTTCGGATTCGATCAGCGCCTCATTGGCCTCGGTGGCGTCATAGGTGGCGTCGATCTTCTCCTCGAGCATGCGGGCCTGCGCACTGCCGGCCTTCACGCCGGCCTCGCGCACCGCATTGAGTTTGGCCTGCTCGCGCTCGCTCTTGCCGACCAGCTCCAGCTCGTGCTCGAGCGCCTCGAGCGTGTCCCTGTACGGGTCGGACTTCGTGCCGCCGCCGCCGCCCCCACCACTCGGCTTGCCGAGGCCGAATGCCTTGTTGAGGTCGGACTGCTCGGGGAATTGCCCCATGTCGCCGGTGAACGGGCTTTTCGCCGGCGTCGATGTGGCCGCCGGAGTGCGGGCCAGCTTGGTCCCGAAAACGCTCTCGAAGTCGGACTGCGACGGCGCCGCCCCTGGATGCGACACCCACTCGCCCGTCATCGGATCGGCAATGGTCGTCGACATGTCGGCGCGCATGCGCTCGATCGCGCCTTGATTGCTGCCACCGATCCGGTCGAACGTGCCAGCAACCGTCACCGCAAAGTCTTGCCAGCGCTTGCCCCACCAGTCGAGCAGCTCGCCATAGCGCTTCTCGATATCGTCAGCGGCCTCGCCCTGAGCCTCGCTCATCACATGGCCGGTGTCTTTGGCGATCTCCTGCAGCGCCTCGAGCCCGCTCTTGCCCTCGTCGAGCAGGCGCAGGAATTCGTCGCCGGCCGAACCGCCGAAGATATCGCCCATCAGCCGGATCGACGCGGCACGATCGAGCTGCCCCAGCCGCTCGATGATCGTCTTGAACATCTCCTCGGGGTCTTTGAGCGCTTCGCCGGCCGACTTCGCCGTAAAGCCGATGCGCTCGAGTGCTTCGGCCGCACGTCCGCCGCCCGAGGTCACGAACTCCTCGGCCTTGTCCTGCATCTCACGGATGCCGTTGGCGAGCGTCTCGACGTCGATCTGGTTGCGCTGCGCGGCATAGCCGAGGCTCTGCAGGCCCTCGAAGCTGACATTGGACGCCTTGGCAAGCCGGTAGAGATCGGCCACCTCGGCATTGGCGTCCATCACCGCACTGGCAAAGCCGCGCGCCGCGGCCGCGCCGGCGCCGATCAGCGCCGCCTTGAACACGGGGCCGAGGCCGCCGATCGTCGCCCCCATCCGGGCGAGGCGAGCGTCGGTCGCCTGCGCAGCGTCGGCCGCCTTCTTGAGGTCGTTGCGGATCTCGCCGAAGGCTGCAGCGCTGCGGTTCCGCGCCGTGATGCGGATCTCCATGTCAGGGGTCACTGCTCACGCTCCTCGGCGCTCAGGGTGAAGTGCGCCAGCAGGCCGTAATAGTCGGCCAGCGGCATCGCGCGGATCTCGGCGGGGGTCTTGTGCAGCCGATCCGCCAGCCGGAAAATGTTCCGGGCCAGCGGATCGGCCCTCAGTTTTTTAGCGCGGCGTCGAGGTCGGCCCCGCCCTTGATCTTGAGCGCCAGCCGGATCACCACGTCGGGGTCCGCCTTCTCGCGCAGGGCGAGCGCGTCGGTCATCTTGAACAGCTTCTCGCCCTGCGCATTGCAGGCTTTCAGCACGACGATGCGCGCCGCCTGAAAGTGCCAGTTGGTGCTCTCGCCCTCGGCCTGCGCGACGAGCGCCAGGTCGGCGAGCGTCATCGGCTTGTAGAACACCACAAGCGGGGCCTTCGGCTTACCCCACTCGGGCACCTCGACGCGGCGCAGCCGGTCGCCGTCGAACTGCGCCGCGATTTCCTCGAGCAGGCTCACGAGTTGGTGCCGCGCGTGAGGGCGCCGGCGCCCTGAATGGCGGCCGTGAACGGCACGATCGACGCATTGGCCACGTCGCCATATTGCACCGAAGTGATCAGCCCGGTGCCGGTGAACTTCTGCAGGCCCGACGTGCTGCCGGCAGGGCTGAAGTCGAAGCTGAGGCTGGCGCCGGCGATGATCAGGGCCTGCCCGTTGGTGTCGCCGGGGTAGTAGTGGCCGGACACCTGCGCCGACCAGGCCTGCAGCCCGTCATTGACGAAGGTGCGGGCCGTGTCACCGATCGCGGTGTCCTCGACGGTGCCCATCACCTCGGTGAGCGACCAGCTGGTCAGCTCGGCGATCGTGTTGCTGGCGATCTTGGCAACGCCGGAATTGCCTTTGTAGGTGGTCATCTGCGGGTCCCCTTTAGACCTGAGTGGAAGCGTCGCCGAGGCGGGTGCGATAGGTCACGGGAAAGACCATGCGCAGCTCGCCGGTCGGCCTGGCGGTGGCGTCGCTGCCCTGCGGCAGCTCGATCTGGGTGAGGGGCGGGCTGATCATCATGGCCAGCCCCTCGAGATTGGCGGTGCCGGCGAACAGCGCGTCCTCGACTTCCTCGGCAATGGTGTCGAGCAGGTCCTGCAACTCGTCGGGGTTGGCCTGCGCGCGGGCGAGGATGCCCAGCTGCAGCACGCGCTCGGCCGTCGGGCCGCCATTGGTCGCGCCGTCGGTCGCCGCCTCGTCGCGGGTCAGGATGACGAGGCCCGGCAATTCGCCATCGGTCAGCGCCGAGATGCGCCCGGCGAACACATTGGCGCCGGTTGTGGCGAGCCCGGTCAGGATCTCGGCCGCCTTGTCGCGGATGGTGGTGCGCAGGTGGGTCACGGGACATCCTCGAAGATCCGCACCACGCACATGCCGGTGCCGTCGCGCTCGATCACGGCCACGGTGCCGGTCAGGGTGCGGGCGCTCGGCACGGTGATGGCGACGCTGACCGCATCGCCCTCGGCTGCGCCGGCGGGCAGCAGATCCTCGGCGAAGGTCAGCACGCCGCGGCGGGTCAGCTGCGGCGGCCCCTCGGCAAACTGGTCGGTCTCGATCTGCTCGTTGTCGAACAGCGCCGCGATCTGGGTGGTGGCGACGCCGGCCGTCCAGCTCACCACCACGCCAAACTCGTCGGCATTGGCGAACACGGCACGGTCGGCGGCGCTTTCGATCGGGGCCATGCCTCAGGCCTTCTTCGCCTTGGGCGACTCGGCCCACTTCTCGCGGACCCAGGCATCGGCGCGGGTCCGGTCGACGACGGGCGGCGTGGCCTTCACGTCGGCGATCTCGGCGACGGCAAAGACCGTGCCCTTGGCGAACCACACGCTGTCGATCTGCACGTCCTGCAGGGCGGCGACCTTGTCCATCGGTCAGTCCCCCAGCTTCGTGCGCTCGGCCTGGGCGGCCTCGAGGGCTGCGAGCGTCGTATCGAGATGCGCCTGGGCGGCGGCCTTGCCGTCGGCATCGGCCGCGTCGAGCGAGGCCTTGGCGTCGTCGGCGGCCTTCTGTGCCGTCGCCAGGGCGAGGTCGGCGGCCCGGATGGCCTGGAACTTCGCCGCGGCGTCGGCGCGCGCCTGCGCTTCGGGATCGGCCTTCTTGCCGCGCTTGCCCTTCACCGGCTTGTCGGCGGCCGCGACGTCGTCGTCGCTGAGCCCGAGGGCGTTCTGCACGACGCGGTCGATCTGGCCGTCGACGCCGATGCTCTCGCCAGCCTTGAAATAGACGGCGTCGATCGCGCGGAACGGCAGCACGGCCTTGTCGGCCTGGTCCTTGTGCCAGGCGGTCAGCGGGGCCAGCAGGTGCTTGCGGGCCGAGGCCTGCGCGGCCGTCAGGTGCAGCACGCTGCCGGCGGCGAACTGCAGGCCCGTGTTGAGGGTGCCCTTTAGGGTCATTCGCGTGTTTCCTTGTGGGGTGGGGGCCGAGGGAAATAGGAAAGCCGCGCCCATGGGGATGGCGCGGCTTCGGCTATTTCTCTTGGGGCTCTTAGGCCTGGAAGGTGACGAGGCAGGCGAACTGCCAGTAGCCGTAGGCCACGTTCCCCGACCAATCGACGCCGAACAGCTGCTTTTTGTTCAGCGCTTCGTATTCCGAGCCGTCGCCGAGGGCGATGACGTCGGGCGCCATCTCTTCCTGCAGGATGAAGGGCTTGGCCGCCTCGTCGGTGCGGAACACGGCAAACCGGTCGGTCCAGGTCAGGCGCGGATTGATCGCCACCTTGATGTTGAACTGGCCGCGCAGGGCGGCGATCGTCGCCGTCTTGCCGCCTTCGCCGAGCAGCTGCGCAACCGCCTCGAGCACCTTCGGCATCAGGCCCGTGCCGGTCATCACCGTGAACTCGGTGGCCGACTGGTTCATCGGCTCGCCGCGATCATCCTTGATGGTGAAGAGCTGGGTGATGCCCTTGACGATGGCCGCGGCCTGCGCCTCGACCGAGGGCGCCGTGGTGGTGCCGGCCGTCGCGCTGAAGTCGCTGAGGTCGAAGGTTATGTCGTTGCTCTGCGAGCCGCTGTCCCCTTCGGAATGGTCGGTGTCGAAGAAATACTGCCCGTCATAGCAGTTGGTCGACTCGCCGTTCATGATCAGCGTCGACATCAGCTTCGCCGGGTGATCGTTCGCCCGGTCGGCGAGCTGGTTGACGCGGATCTGGATCTGGCCGGTCTTGTCGCGGCGCATGTCCTTGGACCAGACGTGGATCGAGCCCTCATAATCCTTGTTGCTGACGCGGAACGAATTCTCGGCTAGCTCCTGCGGGGAGCGGCCTTCGATGAATTCGCGCATCGCCGGCGAGGTGCCGAGCCACGCATATTCCTCGACGGCCTGGTCGGACGTCGTGCGCATGGCAAGGTCGGTGACCCAGCCGGCCGGGCCGGTGTCGATCCGGGCGAGGATCATGCCCATCACCCCGCGCGTGGTGATCTTTTCGTGAGCTGCAGGAAGCATTGTCACCCCTCCTTAGGGCGCTATCGGCGAGCGGTTGGCCTGGGCCAGAGCGAAGCCGGAATGAGTTTGGGGAAGCCCGGTCGCCGGGCACTTTCAGGCAATGGGTTGTCGTCGGCGGCCAGGCACCTGCCCGGCCGCCGCTACGCGCGTCAAACTTGGGAGGGGTCTTAGGCCTCGCGGGCCCAGATGCCGCGCAGCTGGGTAACCATGTAGCCGTCGGCATCGCCGGCGATCAGGGTCACGAAGTCGCCGCGCCGCTGGGTGGCCTTGGTCAGCACCAGGTCCTTGTTGTCGGCGCCGGTGATATCGGGCCCGAGGATCATGTCGGCTGCGGCAGGGCTGATCGTCACCGCCGTGGTGCCGAAGGCGCCGATGGCGAGAATGGTGATGCCGCTCAGCCCGTCGGCGATCGCCGGCAGGGTGAGGGCATCGCCGTCGCCGGCATCGGTCACGACGAACAGCTTGCCGCAATCCTGAGCGTCGAAGGTCTTGGTGCCCGTCAGCTCCTCGCGCACCGTGAGGTGTCCCCAGGGATCCGCGAAGCCGTTGACGTCATATTCGACGATGACGACGCCGGCGCTAACGAAGCGGGTGACGAAGCCAATGAAGCTGCCGCCGACCGGGCTGAAGACGAAGGTGTCGTCGTCGGTCGCATAGACGGGCTGGCCGACGTCGGTGATCACTGCACCCGACACGCTCAGCTGGATCTTGCCGCGCATGTTGGTGTTGACGGTGATCGCCGCGGCCGTGCCGGCCGAATTGTCGGCCTTGGTCGCGGCAAAACCGCCGAAGGCGTCGCCGCCGACCAGCGGGCGGGCATGCCCGGTGCCGGCGACGAGGCCGACGGCCGCGCCCTGGAAGATGATGTCGGAAGCGATCACCGGATATTCGCCCATGTCCCCGAGGATCGAGGGGCGCCGGCTGTTGGCTGCGAGGGTGGTCATTCAGATCTCTTTTTCTGAAAGGGTTGCGGTGGCGGGTGGGGTGTGGCGGGCGCCGGCCTACTGGGCCGCCGCACCCCGCATCAGGCGGACGCGCCCTTCCGACTCGCCCTTCTTGAAAGCGGCGTAGGACTCGGCATTCGGGAAGTCGGCCTTGAGCGCCGCGTTCTGCGCCCATTCGGCCTTCCAGCCCTCGGCCGTCTGCGCGACGGCGCCAGGCGCGGCCGGGGTGGCCGCCGGGACGGCGCCCGTCGCCGTCTTGTCGTCACCGGCGAGCGCCGTCAGCACGGCGCCCTGCAGGTGCGCGCCCGCCATGATGATGGCGAGGGCGGTCGCATCGGCCGAGGTGCCGTTCTTCTTGGCATCGGCGACGATCGTCGCCGCCCCGGGGCCGGCCTTGGCGGCCAGGCCGTCGAGCGCTTCGATGCGCGCCCGCTCGGTGGCGAGGCGGGCGTCTGCGGCCGCATTGGCCTCGGCGACCGCACTGGCGACGGCAGTTGCGACAGCTGTCTGCAGCTGCGCCTGGGTGATGCCCGCGTTTGCTTCAGCGGCGGGGGCGCTGTTGTTCTCGTCCATGGATTGCCTCCTGGTTGACGAGTTGGAGCGCCCCGAACGGGCGCGGGTCAGGTCCGCAAGGACCGATTCAAACGTGCCGACACGGTCGGCAAGGCCGGCTGCAACGGCGGCCGCCCCCATCAGGGT